CGCAGGATAATTAAAATATCTAACTGGATTGCCTTCTTCATCTAATAGCGCATATATTTTTTTCATATCAACGCATCCTTGTTTCCATAGATTTCAATAAATCGATCAGCCAAATAAGCATTTTGAATATTTAATGCTTTAAACATTTCAAAGGCAAACTCATAGTATTCAATTTTTCTAGCTCTATTCCATTCAACAGGCGGTCTATTCGCAATATCTTCCATATTGGCTATCTTATCTGCCAACTTAATTAAACATGCGCCATAGCTTATTAAACCAGCTTTCCTGACCTGTTCTTTACGGCGTTCTATTTTTGGCAATAACTGATCTTCACTTACTTCTTGCACAATGTTGGCAATCTGCTCACCAAACAAATCAACAATCTCTTGATAAGTTGCGCTTGTATCTTCTAAAACATCATGCAACAAAGCACCAGCCAAAATTTTTTCATCTTCAACTTCAGCATTCAATAACAAATAGAAAACACGCAAAGGGTGAGCAATATAAGGTGTTGCATCAGCATCTTTACGCACTTGACGATGATGTTTCATTTCTGCAAAATCGTAAACTCTTTCCAAAAACATTTTATTTCCAATCAAAAGCCCCTTTCGGGGCAGTTTCTTAAGCAACTTTCTTTTCTACATCGTTTACAAAGTTCCAAAAGTATTCTTTCATGTAACCGCCTTTGAATGCTTGGTAAATCAATTGATTACCGTAAATCCCAAAATTTTGCACACGATAATTTCCAGCATCTTCAGCATTTTCAGGCGCACCTTCTAAGCCATTGAAATATACTTTTACAAAATCCCAAATTTTTTGACGCATCTCAGCACTCATTTCATTATTCACAAAAACATACTTAACTTGCGGAATGTCTTTGCGAACATTATTGTATTCATACAAATCTTGCATTCCATCAAAACGACCATACTCGAATTGACCTGCATAATCTTCTAACTGTTTTGCGCGAGCTGGTGGCAAGTCTTGAACATAAATACGAACGCTACTTCCCATGCTGTACGCTTCAGCATTAACACGACCAACAAAGCCATTCGCTTTCATGTATTGGCGAATCATTTTTGCGGCGGCGGCGTGGTCACTTATTTTCTTTTCCATTTCAATCTCCTTTTTCGTAATCTTCAAAAATTAATTAATCACTACATTGATATATTATTCTAATTAAGAATAAAAAACAACCTATTTTTTCAATTTATTTTAATTTTTTTCAAGTTCCCAAATTCCCATTGTAATAGTTGTTTCTATTACATCATGATCAACCACAATTTGACCTAAAAATTCATGCTCAGATATATAACGTGTTTTTACCAGCTCACCTTTAGAATTGTATGTTTTTAAAATTTCAGTAACGGTACAAAGGCGTGAAAATTTGCCGCGAGTTTTATATTGAGTTCCGATTGCATATTCCATTTTTAAGCTCCTTCATCATTAATGTATTTTAAGTATTGTTCTAAATATTCTTCTGCCTGCTTTTTTTTCATAAAAAATTTAATAGTTGCATTAGAAATATAAATTGCATAATTTCCAAAAGATGAATTAGTTTTTTGAATAATTGGATTTTCAATGAATTGTTCGATTAACATTTTTAAGCCCCATAATTATTTATATCAATTAAACAAAGATCAGCAATTCTTTTTAATTCTTTATCTGATTTAAAAGCTAAAGCAAAAAAAGTATCTCCGTAATCAAAATTATTAAAATTTTTATTTTCATTAAGTTGATCTGATTTAATTTGCAATTCAAAACAAATTGCCCCAATAATTTTTCCACGTTGTTCAGTTGTTAATTTCATTTTAAGCCCCTTCCGCAACAAAGTTTTCTTCCAAAACTACCAAAACGTGTTCACGATCTAAACTATCTCCGAAAAATTCAACACCGAAACGATTGCTTAATCTCACAATTTCAATTGCCGCTAAAATTTGAGCTTCGTTATAGTTCATTCCATACAAACCACCAACGCCATAAAATCCAAAAACATAATTGAAAAATTCGATTTTGTTCATTTCGCTATCTCCCAAAAGTTAATCACCACACCTACATATTATACTTAATAAGAATACAATACAAGCATTTTATTGAAAAAATATCATTTTTTTTACTTTGATTTGTATGCTAGAATGTTTTAACTAAGGAGAGTACCCATGAAAATCGGAAAATATGAAATTAACGAAAATGCTAGATTTTTATTGCTAGTGGAAGATGAATTGCCAATTAGCATTAATGCTGGCAATGGAATACCTATGACGGCTATTTGGAATAATGGTGAACCCAAACCATTTAAACTGGATGGCGAGTTCACCGTACCTTTAGATGCTAAAGATTTTGAGAAGTTAGTGAATCAAGAATGATTTTTTAAAATATCTTGCCAAGCGGCTTCGTATATTTCTTTCTGCTTGGCATTATAAAAATCAACTTGCATTGATTCTTCTTTGGTTAGATCGCGATTCTCGCTTTCGGCATCTTCTACAACTTTTCGGACAATTTCATAATATTTATGACATTTGTCTTTTGCTTTAAGCATTTGAGGCAAGTTGATCTGAACTTCAGCGTAAGAACCGTTTACCTTAAATACCATGTTTACATCACGATAACCTGAACCGCCCAATGAATCTTTTGAATTATCAAGCAAATCACGATGCTTTTCAGGTTCGCCAAACTTAGCAACAAGTTTAGTAATCGTCTTGTTGACATCTTTGGTTGATTTGATTGAAATCGTAGTTCTTAGCAAATCTTTAATCTTGCTTGGGTCGTTGTTGTAAGATTTGGTAATCTTATCAACAGCACGTTCTGAACCTTTCAATGTAACAACAGCCGCTTTCCCACCAAGTTCTTTTGCTATTTCAGCATTTGATTTGTCAAAAAAGTCTTTGTTCATTGCGGCAGTTTCATACATTTGCTTGAACTGTTCACGCTTATCTTTTGGAAGGCGTTGTATATCTTTCTCATGCAAAGAATCTTCTAAATGTCTTTCATAAAATTTTTCTTTTTTTGCTGGTAGCGTTTTTGGAATGTTGTGAGGTTTTGCCGTTGATTGAGCGTACATTGCCGCCGTAGGCTTTCCCGATTGCGATGCGCTACCCCCACCAGCGGATATAAATTGACCGTCATGACCTCTAGGATGATCTGATTCTACAAAATCAGCATCATTGTAAGAATCAAATCTGCTCATCATTGCATCACCGCGAGGCATCTTTTCTTCAGGCATAGCCGCTTCAGGCGGTTCATACTCTGAAATCAAATCAGCATCCAATGTCAAAGTGCTTTGGAATAAGTCAGGCATCTCATTGAGATTGTCTTGCGCCCATTGAATAGCCAATGCTCTGTTTTGTGGGTCAACAACTGGCAATATTGTGCGTAATACTTCAGTAATGCCTTTGAGCTTGGTTTCTTCAACCTTAACACGCTCTGATTCAGGTTCTTCAATAAGGCTTTCCCATTCAGGTTTAAATGAATTCTTCCACTCATAAAATGCTTGCTTATAGCTCTTATTTGCATAAACATCAGGATAAGCGGCTTTTACTGATTCATAAAATTCTTCATTCCATGCTCTGTGCATTACGATCTTGTCAAAGAATGCGTAAAGGCTGTGCATTTCTTCACGAATGCCATTTACATATTGCACAATCGCTTTGGCATCCTCAGAGCCTTCACCAAATCCTTGAGTAAAGGCTTCATCCTTCAAAAGTAATGCTGGAACGTCAGAAGCGGCGGCAATATTCGCAATGATGTTATCTCTTGCAGTTGTCATCGCTGTATCTGTGTTTTGCAAGTTAATTGCTTCTATTGATTCATCAATGTCAATTGAAAGCACGTTGCCTGTTACGCCTTGTTGCAAGTAAGACCGTTTAATGCCTGCAACTGATTCCATCATCTTGTTAACGATTGAACCTGCTGGCTTTTGTTTAGAAATCAATAAACCAGCTTTAAATGTTACAAGGTCATCAGTAACCATTGATTGAATAAATGATTTCAATGGATATAAAGCACGTTGGAATACTGAGCGACCTGTAAAGCCAAAAGCACTTGACTGAAATGATAAGTAAATAGGCGTTCCATTAAATACAACAACGCTTCTGCTTGGATGATATGGCTGACCTGCGGCTGTGGTATAAGTTAAAGGCTTTTGAAAGTCAGGCGCATTTGGGTTTTGGTTAGTAACAATCGAACCTGCCAAGTTTAAAGGGTCTAGCTGGTTAAAGTATAAATTTAAATGTGGCAAATCCCAGGGGTCAATAGGGTCAGTTGTTGGGATTTTATCTGCGCCGTAAACAATAGCGGATGCTCC